TCAATGCTGAGTCAATGATTGGCAAAGACAAGATGGTAATACCAGGAGCTAATACAACTGAAGATGAATGGAACGACATTTACACAAAACTAGGTCGACCAGAGTCAGCAGATGGATATGACTTAGAACTTGCTTTAGAAGAAGGTGAAGCTGTTGACAATCAACTGTTTACATCTTTCAAGGATGCAGCACATAAACATGGATTGTCACCACGACAAGCACAAGGGTTGTTAGATTTTTATAACAATATAAGTACACAGGCATTAGAAGAACAAAGCAATTTAGGTGCATTAGCACAAGAGCAAAGCTCACGAGAGCTGCGTGAAGAATGGGGTCGTAGTTATGAAACCAATCTAAACGCTGCATCAAATGTAGCTAAACAATTTTTAGGTGAAGATGTATTCCAAATACAATTATCTGATGGCTCATTGCTAGGAGACAATGCAACGTTAATTCGTGGCTTATCTAAAATAGCTTCTATTGTATCAGAAGATACCTTAGTCGGTGATAAGGATAGTGTGGTCAGTAACGCAGGTGTACAAGAGCAACTTAATAATTTAACTGCTCAAGGCACAGCATACTGGAACAAACAAGATCCAAACCACGATGCTACAGTTAAAAAAGTTTTAGATTTAAGAGAACTCTTAAGTCAATAATATTTAGAACAACTGGATTACCAGCTCTAAAAGACAATAGGATAGACTATCACCTACCAGGTGTAAAATGCAAGCCAACCCCTTTTGGGATAATTGACTGTTTATTTTTATAAACTTAACACAGGAGGACTCTATGAGTTCACAAATAACAACTGCGTTTGTAGAACAGTATTCATCAAACGTTAGTATGCTAGCACAACAAATGGGAAGCCGTTTGCGTGCAGCTGTGGATGTAGAATCTGTGGTTGGTAAAAACGCTTTCTTTGACCAAATCGGTGTAACAGCTGCTGTTCAAAGAACATCAAGACATGCGGATACCCCACAAATCGACACTCCGCACAGCAGAAGAAGGGTTAGTCTATCCGATTACGAATGGGCAGACCTTATAGACGAGCAAGATAAAGTTCGTACTTTGATCGATCCTACAAGCAATTATGCTAAAGCAGCTGCTGCTGCTCTAGGACGAAGCATGGACGATGTAATTATCTCTGCTCTAGGTGGAACAGCTGCTACTGGTGTAGCTGGTGCAACTTCAACTGCACTACCTTCAGGTAGTAAGTTTGCAACATCTGACCAATCAGACGGACTAACTATTGCAAAACTAATTGCAAGTAAAAAGTTCTTTGATCTCGGTGACGTTGATCCATCAATCCCTAGATACATTGTATGTGGGGCTACACAGATTGCTGATTTACTTAATACTACACAAGTAACATCAAGTGATTTTAACACAGTTAAAGCTCTAGCAGCTGGTGAAGTTGATACTTTTATGGGTTTCAAATTCATTATGTCTAACAGATTAAGCTTTGACGCAACCAACACGGATGACAGACTCGTTTTTGCTTTCAGCCAAGACGCTATTAAATTAGCTATTGGTAAAGACATCACATCTAAAATTGATGTGCGTGCTGACAAATCGTATGCTACTCAAGTTTACACTTGTATGACTTTGGGTGCTGTGCGTATGCAAGAAACAAAAGTGTTTCAAATTCCGTGCAACGAATAACATTAGGAGGTTATTATGGGTACTAAAAACTCAGACTTAGTAGCTAATTTCGAAGCTACACCACAAGTTGCCAATAGTGCTGGACTTCTACACGGTGTTGTTCGTGTAGCACAAGGAACTATAGCACTTGCTGCTGGTGACAGTGATGACAATGATATTGTTATGCTTGCACCAATACCAAGTAATGCTGTGGTATCACATGTCTTTATAGGCAGTGATACATTAGGCGGATCGTGTACTTTCAATGTTGGAATATACACTGCTGCTGGAGTAGTTAAAGACGAAGATGTATTTGCATCCTTGGTAGCCGATGAGGCTGCTATGACAGATGTTCGTTTTGAAGCTGCTAACATCAACACAGCTGGTCAACAAATGTATGAGCTTGCTGGAGACAGTTCAGATCCAAGCACGTATTACTACATTGCTGCTACTATGTCAGCAGCTGGTGGTACTGCTGGTGACATGTCTTTCAACATTCAATACGTTGTTAACTAAGCACTAATTATGAGGGCAGGTTTCGGCCTGCCTTCATTTATAAAAGAAAATATTTATGGCATCACAAATTGAAATATGTAATGGAGCTTTGATCCAGTTAGGAGCTAGTTCTATTTTAAGCTTAACTGAAGATTCTAAAAATGCACGAGTGTTGAACCAAAGGTACAACATGGTCAGAGATCGTGTCTTTAGAGAGCATCCATGGAACTGTTTAACAAAAAGAATTAAACTTGCACAAGACACGACAGCTCCTACATACGAGTTTACTTTTGCATACACCCTACCCTCTGACAATTTAAGAATTTTAAAATTTGCTGACATAGCAACTTCTTATGCTGTCAGTAACGATATTGAATACAAAATTGAAAATGGAAAATTACTTACAGATTCAGGCTCGGTCTTTATTTTATATGTAGCTCGTATTACTGATACTGAAGTTTATGATACATCATTGGTTGAAACATTATCAGCAGCACTAGCAGCTGACATTGCTTACTCTATAACAGGCAGCACAACGATGTTACAATTGATGGAAGAAAAATATTTACAAAAACTTAAGGATGCTCGATTTGCGGATGCTACTGAAGGCATGCCAGATGAGATTGATTCAGACTATCCATTTATTGCATCGAGGTACTAATGGCTCGTTCATCTTATGCGTTTACCAACTTTACGGCTGGAGAGTTATCTCCTCGTATGGATGGTCGTACTGATTTAGAAAAATACTTTTTTGGATGCAAAACTTTAGAAAACATGGTGGTGCATCCACATGGATCTGCAAGTCGTAGACCAGGCACACGTTATGTATCTGAGATAAAGGATAGCTCTGCGGTCACAAGACTTATACCTTTTGAATTTTCTACCACTCAAACATACATGTTAGAGTTTGGTAATTTGTATATTCGTTTTTATAAAGATAACGGCATTATAACAGAAACAGGCAAAACTATATCTGCTATTACTAAAGCTAACCCAGGCGTAGTGACAGCTACATCTCATGGTTATTCTAATGGTGATTATGTAATTATTTCTGGCGTTGTTGGCATGACTGAACTTAATGGCCGACAATTCAAAGTAGCCAGTGTTTCAACACATACGTTTGCATTACAAGATATGGATGGTAATAATTTTGATACATCATCTTTAACAACTTATGCTTCAGCAGGTACTGCTTTTAAAATTTATCAGATCACTACTACTTATGCTACAGCGGATCTATTTGAATTAAAGTATGCACAATCTGCGGATGTTATGTACATAACGCATCCGTCTTATGTTATTCGTAAACTAACACGAACTGGGCATACAAGTTGGAGTATAGCTGATGTTTCTATATCAGGATCACCTAGTCCTAATTTAAACAATGCATCTAACAATTATCCATCTTGTGTAACATTCTTTGAGCAACGTTTAGTTTTTGCTAATACCAATAACAATCCGCAAAGTTTATGGTTTTCTAAATCAGGTGATTATGAAAACTTTACTACAGGTACGGATGCTGACGATGCTATGATTTTTACCATTGCATCAAACCAGGTTAATGCCATTCGTTATTTATCGGCAGCAAGGTCTTTACTGGTAGGCACTGTTGGAGGTGAATTTTTGGTTACAGGTTCTGACACAATCGATGGCTTGTCACCGACAAATATTAACATTCGTAGGCAGTCAACATACGGATCAGCAAACAAAGATGCTATCAGTATTGGTAACACAACTTTATTTTTACAGCGTGCAAAACGAAAAGTTAGAGAGCTGGTCTATAACTATGACAGTGATAACTACGTTGCACCTGACTTAACTATTTTATCTGAACACATAACTGAAAGTTTAGTAAAAGATTACGCCTATCAACAAGAGCCAAACTCAGTAGTTTGGGCAGCTCGTGAAGATGGTGTATTGGTAGGCATGACCTATCAACGTACAGAGAATGTTGTAGCCTGGCACAGACATATTATTGGCGGTAAGTCTGATACAGGAAAATCTGTGGTAACTGATAAACTTAGTTTTTCTGCATCAGCAACTACAGTGTCAACAACTAACAATACGATTACGCTATCATCACATGGAATGTCAACTGGTGATGTCGTATCTTACAATGCTGATTCAAATGATATTGGTGGATTAAAACAAGGAATATTTTATTTTGTGATTGCTACTGACAGCAACACTATTAAATTAGCTTTGACATCTAGTGATGCAACAGCAGGAACAGCCGTGTCATTAACTTCAGCTCCTGGTACTGCAACCACACAGTATATTTATAAAGGTGTAAATGTAAGGAACAGCACTTTTTATGTAAGCAGTCATGGTTTTGGTAACGATACTTTTATATATTATTATCCACCCAATACATCTGATGCATTAGGTGGTTTGAGTACGAATACAAAATATTACGTTGATGTTATTAGTGACAACTTATTTAAAATATCAACAAAACAAGATTTAAGTTCTTATGCTTCTATAACAAGTGTGAGTACCACAGCTGCTACACACAAGTGGTTAACACACGCTAAAGTAGAAACAGTTGCAGTCATACCTACTGATGAAAACGAAGATGAGTTGTATATGATTGTAAATCGTTTTATCAATGGCTCAACACGCAGGTATGTAGAATATTTAACACCGTTTGATTATGGTGATAGTCAAATGAATGCATTTTATGTTGACAGTGGCCTAACCTACTCTGGTGATGCCGATGCTACAATATCAGGGCTAGATCATTTAGAAGCTGAGTCTGTAGATATTTTAGTAAACGGTGCAACACATGTTAACAAAACAGTAAGCTCTGGTGATGTTGCACTAAACACAGCTGCTGAAAAAGCTACTATGGGTTTAAATTACGAATCTGTATTACAAACTATGAGAATAGAAGCAGGATCTGATGATGGTGCTGCTCAGGGTAAAATTAAACGTATTCACGATGTCACCATTAGATTTGACAAAACACTAGGCTGTGAAGTGGGTGGTGACTTAGATAATATGGAAATAATACCATTTCGTGATTCATCTATGTTGATGGGTCGAGCTGTGGGATTATTTACAGGAGATAAAGATGCGGAGTTCCGTGGTGATTATAATAAAGAAGGATATGTGTATATCCGTCAACGATTACCTTTACCTCTTAATGTCATAGCTATCTATGCACGATTAAATACATTTGATGGATAAATATTTGATTACAAAATTTAAATCTGAACACGCTAACTATATTCTTAGTTATGGTGAAATTGAAAATTATAGTAAACAATTTGACACGCAAACTTTAGAAACGACTGATAGTTGGACGGGTTTTTTTGGCAATGAACCTGTTGCTTGTGGTGGTATTTATAAAATGTGGGATACCGTTGCTGAAGTTTGGATTATTATGAGAACTGGATCAAACAATAAACATAAATTTTTTATGTTACGCAACATGAAAAAATATCTAGACGAAACAATAGAAAAAAATAAATATAAAAGAATACAATCAACTGTAAGAGCAGATTTTGATGAAGGCATAAAATTTGCAAAATGGTTTGGTATGGAGTCAGAAGGATTAATGAAACAGTACGGTCCTGATGGTAAAGATTATTTAAGATTAGCAAGGATTTTATAAAATGGCAGAAGCAGTAGTAATAGGAGCAATGGTAGCCTCAACAGGCATATCAGCATATGGTTCATATCAATCAGGCAAAGCTGCCGAAAAACAAGCAGAATATAATGCACAGCTTGCAGAACGTGATGCAGAAATACGAGAAGATAATCTACTGGATTTTGATAAAATTATAAATCAAGAAGTAGACGGTATGCGTAAAACATATAATGCATACCGTGGTCAAAACGTTGTAAATTATGCATCTAGTGGTGTTGAATTATCTGGCTCAGTTGAAGCTGTAATGAGAGAAAATCTTAAAACTTATTTAGATGATGAATATAATTTTAAATACAATGCTGCTAAAGAAAAACAAGCTGAGGGTGACGCAGCTGCTCTAACACGCATTCAAGCATCTGCTGATAGAGCAAGAGGTAAATACGAAAGAGCAGCACAAAACTTACAGATGGTTGGCACTTTGCTTTCAGGTGGTTCACAAGTTGGTCAATATCAACAACAACAATCTTTATTGGCAGCAG